TTACAGCTAGTTTTGAGGAAGTATTTGAACCCTAATGGCAGTACCAGTTTCAGCTTTACAAGAAATAAATCCTGGAGCAGTAATAGAACTGTTCACTCTGCAACTTGATGCAACATTACATGGTTCAACTACTATTTATAGATTTCATAATGGTGCAAATTTAAATGCAAATGGACAAGTTGTATGGGCTGGTAATAGTTATCTAAGATTTCCTATTGAGTGTACTGGTTTTGAATTTACAGGAACAGGAACTTTACCAAGACCAACCATATCTGTCAGTAATATCTTTGGAACGCTTACTGCAATCATGCAAGACGTAAACCAAACAACAGTTGGAAATGATTTAAATGGTGCAAAATTAACAAGGATTAGAACTTTGGCACGTTTTTTAGACGCTGTTAACTTTGTCCCTACAACTACTACCACTACCTCAACTCAAACTGTAGCTGACCCTTCTGATGGAGAAACTGTTACATATACTGTCACAGTAGTCCAAGATTCTGGTGGTGCAAATGTTTTTGCAATAAATGGAGTGCAAAAGCCAGTTATTACAATGAAACGTGGCTCAACCTATATTTTTAACCAATCTCATAGTTCTAATGTAAACCATCCATTAAGAATAAAATCTGATGCTGGTGGACAACAGACTACAGTTAACGCGGGGACTTTAGGTACAGATGCAACTGTAACTTATTCTCCAGCATATCCAACTGCTCCAAATGATCTCAGATATTATTGTCAAACTCACGGAAATAATATGGGCAACACAATTACAATGAACGATCCAAATACGATTCAGCAGCAAACAACTTCATCTTCGACAACACAATCTAATCCATTTGGTACTCCCGATCCAACGGCAGAATTTCCTCAAGAAATTTATTTTCTAGACAGAAAAATTAGTGAAAATAGAGATGTAGTTCAGTGGGAAGCTATATCAGCCCTAGACTTGGTAAATGTAAAACTACCAAAAAGAATAGCAACTAGAGATATTTTTCCTGGCATCGGTACGTTTGTCGGATGACTTGGCAGGATATTGCACTTAAACACGCAGAAAAAGATGCACCACATGAGGCGTGTGGTTTATTAGCTGTATATAAGGGAAAAGAAAAGTATTTTCCTTGTAAAAATCTTGCAGAGGATTTAGGTGAACAATTTATTATTGATCCCGATGATTGGGTAAAAGCTGAAGATGCTGGAGAAGTGATCGCTGTTTTTCATAGCCATCCACAAATACCACCATTTCCTAGCCAAGCTGATCTTGCAAGTTGTGAATATTTAGATTTACCTTTTTATATTGTCACTCCAGAAACAAAAGAATGGCATTATTTTGAACCATCAGGCTACAAAAAAGGATTGATCGGTAGACAATGGGTATGGGATATTCAAGATTGTTGGACTTTAATTACTGATTGGTATAAAGAAAAGAAAAGTATAGAAATAAAACATTGGAAACGACCTAAAAGCCCTGAAGAGTTTAGTAAATCACCTTTATTTGAATATGCTCTACCTAAATTGGGTTTTACAGAAATAGATGATAGTGTTGAAACAGAAGTTGGGGATGTTTTTATTATGGACACAGGACTAGGAACTTTAGATCATGCTGCTGTCTATATTGGAGATCAAACTATTCTTCATCATTGTGTGAAAAGACTTAGTTGCAGAGAAACTTATGACCAAAAGTATATAGAATGGACAAAGAAAAGGTATCGCTATGCTCAGTAAAATAAAAGTTTACGGAAGATTAGCTCGATTTCTTGGAGAGCGTACGTTTGAAGCTGAAATATCAACTCCACTTCATGCTTTTAAATTTTTATTAGCAAATTTCCCTCATTTGGAACGACACATGATGGAACAAAATTATTGTATTAAAGTCGGTAAAGATGAGATTGATGAGACAGAATTATTTAATCCAATAGGTCAACAGGAAATAAGAATAGTACCAGTAGCAACAGGTTCAAGGGGTTTGACAAGAGTATTAGCTGGAGTTGCTTTAGTAGGATTAACAGTAGCAACAGGTGGGTTTGGTACTACTGCTGGATTTTCTGGTTTAGGTTTTTCAGCGAGTGCTGGAGCAGCAGCAGGAGCGAAGATTACATTAGGAGCAGGATTGGCAGCAGCAGCAGGAAATTTAGGTATCTACTTAGCATTGTCTGGAGCAGCACAGATGCTCACTCCCGTTCCACAACCTCCAAGAGTTTCAGAAGATCCACAATCTCAGAACTTTTCATTTAGTGGAGTGCAAAACACATCAAGAGCAGGAACAGCAATACCTGTGATTTATGGAGAAATCTTTGCTGGTTCTCTAGTAGTATCAGCAGGAATTGATACAGTACAGATAAAAGGTACAGCATAAATGGGAATTGTTAATCGCTCTGAAGATGATGTAGTAGTAGATTCCTCGCTACCCTCTGATGCCCTATCTAGTAAACAATTTGCAACTATTGTCGATGTTCTTAGCGAAGGTGAAATAGAAGGTTTTCCATCAGCAGCAGCATTTACAAAAGGCACAGCCAATTACAATACAGCAGCATTAAAAGATGTATTTTTAGGAAAAACTCCAGTATTAAGAGCTAGTGCCGATCCAACAAATACTCAGGCTACCGATTTTAACTTCCAAGACGTAGAGTTTGAGCCTAGATTCGGTACATCAAATCAAACATTTATTCCTGGTATCGCCAATATTGAATCTGAAACTAATGTTGGATCGAAAGTAGAAAATGGAACTCCTATATCAAGGCAAATATCAAATTCTAATATTAATGCTGTTAGAGTTACTCTTCGATTTAATGGGTTACAAAAATTTGAAACTAACGGAGATGTTAATGGTGCATCAGTAGAGCTAACAATAAAAATTATCCAAAATAATGGAACGACAAGCACTCCAATATCTGACACAGTAACAGGAAGAACCTCCTCTGCTTATAACAGAGATTATCGGATTAATTTACCTAGTAATCTTAATTATCCAATAACAGTTCAAGTAACAAGAGTAACTGCTGATGCTACTGACCCCAGCAGATTAAGAGATGAATTTTTCTTCCAATCTTTTACTGAAATTATTGATGAGCAAAGACCTTATCCTGATATTGCTCATTTAGCTTTAAGGTTTGACTCTGAGCAGTTCTCATCTGTTCCTAGACGAATGTATAAAGTTCGTGGGATAAAAATAAAAATACCTCATAACGGGACTGTAGAAGCTGCAACAGGAAGAATAACTTACACAGGAACATTTAATGGAACGCTCACTACATCTAAAGTTTGGTGTTCTGATCCAGCTTGGATTTTATTTGATCTTTTAACAAATGTCAGGTATGGATTAGGAGATCATATTACTGAAGCTCAACTTGATAAATATGCTTTTTACAGTGCCTCTGTCTATTGTTCAGAGTTAGTAGATGATGGCGCAGGAGGACAAGAACCTAGATTTAGTTGCAATACTATTCTTCAAACAAGACAAGATGCTTATGAAGTTGTAAATTCTCTTACTTCTGTAATGAGATCAATAAGTTTTTGGACTGCTGGTTCTCTTACGATTTCACAGGATAGACCTACAGATCCTAGCTATCTGTTTAATCTATCAAATGTAACATCAGCAGGATTTGGATATTCTGGTACGAGTCTTAAAACAAGAGCAACTGTAGTTTCCGTGTCATATTTTGATATGGATAACCAAGAATTAGACTTTGAAACTGTAGAAGATGCCTCTGCAAAAGCTAAATATGGGGTTTTACATAAAAAAATTACAGGTTTTGGCTGTAGTTCTAGAGGTCAAGCTGCAAGATTGGGTAGATTTTTATTATTTGAAGAACAAAATTCTACTGAAACAATTAATTTTACTACTGGTTTATCAGAAGGAGTCGTTGTAAGACCAGGGCAAGTTATTGAAGTCAGCGATCCAGTGAGGGCAGGATTGAGAAGAGGAGGAAGAATAAAATCAGCAACAACGACAACTGTAACTGTAGATAATACAGAAGATACAGACTTAGACGCTACAAACAATCCAACGCTTAGCGTTATCTTATCCGATGGATCGGTAGAGACTAAACCTGTAAGTGGTATTTCTGGTGCTGTTATT